TTCGGTGTTGCTGTAGTTCCACCACTTGATGCCTTTGCGGGGAGTGCCCATGAACTTGTAAAGCTTCTTGCTTGATTCAATGCCTGCCTGGTCGTTATCCATTGCAACAACAACTGCATCAGCGACATGTAAAAGTAAATCCATTTGAGCCCTACTAACTTGTGCACCAAATGAAGCTAGAGCACTTGGTTTAGAAAAGACATCTGCAAATCTCACAATGTCTAAAGGAGACTCTACCAGAACGGCTGTTCGTCCACGGAACCTTTCAATGCCAAATAGCGTTTTGCCCTTTTCTACACCAACAGGGAAATTACGAACCCATCCTGGTTTCTTCTCCTGCCATCCTTTTAGTTGCCCAGTAGCTGAGATAATTGGCAAGGCCCATGTCTTATTAGATGTGTTCCACCTAACACCATGCCTGTAAACCAGTTCTGGGTTTAAGTTCTTAGATAAGCAACGCTTATCGGAAACACGGTCAAACTTTAAAAACGCATCTGGGTTTACGAGTGGAGTTAGTTCAAGTGGCTTTGGGCCATCTGTCAACCGCTGCATTCCAGCGTTTATAAGAAACTGTTGAGCGGATATAGAGCTATCACCAATTAGCTGGTAGAGCAATGACGACAAGGTTCCACGGGCGCCACACGAGAAGCAGATCCATAGGCCACTAGAGGAGTTGATGCTCCATGACGGAGAATTGTCAGCACGACCAGTTGTGTGAATGTGTACTGGGCACTTGCCTGTAATTTCCCTGTCACCAATCTTAGATATCTCTACTCCTGCAGTTTCAAGGATTAAAGCAACATCAGTCGAAAGAGGGGTCGAAGTCTGCGCCATTCTCGTATACCTCCTCAAACTCCATAGTTGTCCAATCCCACTTGATGTGCACTTCACCATTTGGAGAAGACCTTGCAAGTACGACTCTGATGATTGCTTGGTCATCCATGTCTGGGTTGCGCTCAACACCAAGGATTAAGTCAGCGTCTTGGGCAAATGAAGAGGTGTAACCAATTGCGTCTGCTGTTACTGCACGTGTCTTCTTGTTTCCTAGTTTCCAAGACAGTACTTGGGTTGTGGCAACTACAGGGATGTCAAACCTTTGTGCAAGTCGCTTTAGTGAACGAGTGATATTGGTTAGTGCTTGAGGTGAACCTTTTGCTTCGCCCTCTTCGTCATCCATTAGGTACACGCCGTCCACGACTAGCAAGTCCGGTTGGTACTCTTGAACTTTTCCAGCAAGCCCGCTAACAGTTGTTAGAGAAGCGGTGTCCTCACTGAACACAAACGGTTGCATGTGTTTGCGGATTGATAATGCTTTACGAATTTTCTCCATGTCCTTGTTCGTGAGATCTCCAGCAAGGATTCGGCCATACGGTACTTTTGCAATCAAAGCGTCGTAGCGAGCCTCCTGTTCTTCAATACTCATTTCAAAGGACACGAAGAGGGGGCGCTTGCCATAGATGTGCGCTGAGTTGGCAACGATCAAAGCAAACAAAGATTTACCACGCTTAGGCTCACCTGCAAAGACAATGAACTGCTGTGGGCGTAGGCCATGCGTGATCTTGTCAAGACCATGAAATCCTGTAGGGATGCCGCGTAGTGCGTTTGGTTGTAGCCGCATTTCTTCATAGCGGTTAAGACGGTTCTCGTAGTTTTGGATGATGTCTACGTCACGCAACCGAGAGGCTTCAACACTTGCTTTTTGTAAACCTGATGAAAGTGTTGACATTGCTTTGTCAATGTCGTCGTCGTTGAGTGCATTAATTGCTGGTTGTAATGCATCCAACATGCAACGCTTGCGGTAAGCGTCAAAGATTTCATCAAGCAATCTTGAGAATGGTTCGTCCTTAACGTCATGCAAGGTGATGCCACCAAACTGTTGCATGAACACGCGCTCAGTAGGTACAGAACCATGAGCGCGTTGGAACTCTAAGATCCACTGCCATACACCTTGCCACTCACCAGTTAGGTGGTCTGGCTTTAACCCAGCACGAATAGGTATGTTTGTTTCTTTTTCAAGAATGACTTTTGAAACTAAGTAAAGTTCACTAGATGCCATCATAGTCTCCAGGCCGATTTGGGGCTAACTACTGTGGCTCGCATGCCAAGTGTGTAAGCAATTTCTTTGTTGGGTGTGTAGACAACCTTTACGCCACGGTTGTACTTAAGGTCTTCAGCGTATAGTTCGGGTGTGTCATAGTGAACTACCGCTAGGTGTATTCCTTTTCTTACAAGCCACCTGTACATGGGCTCAACTGCATCTGCGTCAAGAAATGTAATGATGTCGGTAGCAATACCCATTCTTTCGGATGAGTCAATTAAAGACTTCAGTGGAAGTTCGTTAGGTGTCCAAAGCTTTAATGCATCATCCCAAGCGCCACGGCGAATGTGGTACTTCTCTTTAACAAGTGCAACACCTACAGGTGGTGATGCTAGTACGCCCTCAAAAACACATGCTTGCCCAATGCGTGAGCCAACGCCAATGTCTCCAGCCTCCATCACACAACCTTGACTTCCACCATGTCAAGCACGGCACTTTTAACACGGTCACCGTAGCGACGTGTAAAGTCAGATACCCCAAGGGTTGTTGTAATAATTGTTGTGCGCATGTCTTCGTGACGACGCCGAATCAAACTGCCAATTTCATGGATTGAGAATTCTGTTTCACGTTCTTGACCAACACCGTCAAGGACAACAATGTCAAAGACCCCTTGGATGTACTTAATCAGGTATGGACTTGAGTACATCTCTGGAAGAAGATTGTCGTTATCAAACTGGTCTTTGAGCATCTCAATGTACCTATCGGATGTGACAAAGCGACCTGACAGAGGATTGTCTAAAACAAGCGCCCTAAGTATGGCTTGGGCCATTGTTGATTTTCCAGTTCCTGGCTTGCCCTGAATGAGAATGCTGTCGCCTTGTTTGTAATCCATAACCCATTTTGCAATCTTTGGGTTAGTGATATCTTCGCAGTCAGCAAATCTGCGAGGTATTTTAGAATGAAATACACGTTCTTCTGGAGAACGGTTACGCCACCAAGCTGCTGACTTCCAATCAGTCGGTGTCTGAAATGTTTGGCTCATTGTGGTCCTCGTTGTGGTCGTTATAAGTGGTTTTGATTATGTCCCAGAATTCTGCGTTATCCAACTTGCGTGTGTGCACAACATTGTGATGGATGCTTAATCCTGACTTTGTTGTGAACTGGGCTTTGCACTCTACACAGACATGCATCTTTTCCACTTTCTTTTGTGGGCGAGTACAAAAAACTTCTGAAGGGACGGTTGAGTCAAGAGAGTGCTCAAACCAACCTTCGTACTCTTCAGGGGATTCAAAGTTCTCATGCACCCATTGAGCAAAGATCAAAATGTCGTTTATGTTTTCAAAAACATACATAGGTTCACTTTCGTCCATGGGTACTCCTCCGATAGTTGTACACGGCTTCAAGTAGAGATCCTGCCGCAGGGCGCAGATCTTTCTTTGAAGTTTTGTGTAGTTCTGGTGGAAGACTCACAGAAGACACCGCAGCGTGAAGTTCGGTTAAGTCACCATCTTCTTCGCCCGATAAAACTCTTACAAGAGAGTTTAGCGCACGCAAGGTTGCAGTAAAGTTTGTACTTGGTACACCATTGTGGGTTTTAATTAGTTCTGCCACAACTTCAGGGTAGCGATAGCAGATGTCAATGCCATGACGAATAACTTCACGCTTTAGTAATTGATCGTTTGTGTAATCCCACGGCAAATTAATACCAACACGTTCAAAGTCGCTCATCATCAAAGCTAGAACTGGGTCTTCTGTAACGACCTCAGTATCAACCTGGTCCATGAGTTTTTGTTGTACTGCCTTGTTGGTAAAAACCAAAACTGGTGTTTCTGAATTGCGCCAGTGCTCAACGTCAAGGAATCGCTTGATCATTTGTGAAACGGTGAACTCCGTAAGGCCCGAGTCCCTAAGGGTGTTAAGGGTCTTACGTAAGATAATAATTTCTTTATAAGAATAACTGTGGCTCATGATCGTACGTGAGTCACTTATGAACTGGGTGACCAAACTGTTGACGTTCCTTTGGCTCTTCTTCTTAACCTTTGTTTCCACTTTCACTTCGGCCTCCTCTGGGTCTCCACCTAAGATCATTTCTTCCTCCAGGCCGCTTGCGGCTTTCTTTACCTCATTAGTATCTATATTTAATACTTCTATAGAAGAGTCACGTAATCCGCAAGCAGTATGGGCCAAACGTGGTTTTGATGGGGTCACGGCTGACCCCATCATAGGGTCACTGGTGACCCTATCTACCCACTTATCCACAGCCCTAATGGGGTCACGGCTGACCCCATCTGCTGGTGCATAGTTAATTGTGTAAACATTCACTGACGGCTTTTTACGGCGTCCAATTGTAACCACACCTGACTCTTCTAGCCACCTAAGGGAACGCTTGACAGTCTCCTTGGAGAGTACAGAGTAATCAGCAATCTGTTGTACGGAAGCACTAACTTCTTTGGTGCGGCGCTCCATAAGAGCGATAAGAGATAATAAGACTTGCATGTCCCTAGAATGCCCAGAGTCACGTATCAGTTCATGCGCCCAAAGTGGAACTGCCAAGAATGGCCCTTGGAAATGGTTGGTGGTCATGGGTCGGAAACTGTACACACTTTTGGGGTACTTAGCAACGGCGTTGCAAATATAATTTGACGCTGGTACACTCTTTGCACCGGGAAGTTGGTGGTTCTCCTACCTGGTTGTAGGTCAGCAAACGCCGGGGTCAATGGGGTACAATCTTCATTACCCTGGCGTTTGCCCTTTTAGGAGAACTAATGAACGAATTAATCAAGTCACTTAAAGTGCTTGTTTCAGATGTAGTAACTTTTTATTTCATGGCTCATGGGTATCACTGGAACGTGGAAGGCCAAGACTTCAGTCAGTACCACTCTCTTTTTGCTGACATCTATGAAGACGCCTACGGATCAATTGATCCCATTGCAGAAAACATTCGCAAGCTTGATGACTACGCCCCATTCAGTCTGCAGAAGTTTTTAGACCTTCGCACTCTTGATTTTAAAGATGTGCAACCTAACCCAAAAGCAATGGCCAAATCTTTGCTAACAGCAAATGAAGACGTTCTTAAATCACTTAAAAAAGCATTTGATGAAGCTCAAAAAAAAGACGAACAAGGAATTATGAATTTTCTTGCAGATCGTATTGATAACCACAACAAATGGTCTTGGCAACTACGAGCATCAACTAAGTAACTCATGCCTTATTCTGACGCAGAAAATAAAAGTTGGGTTCTTTCTAAAGTTGCAGAGATTGCACCAAAAACGGTCCTTGATGTTGGCCCTGGAGCTGGGGCGTATGGAAAGTTGATTAAAGAAAGTTTCCCGCAAACCATAGTTGACGCTGTAGAAATTTGGGAACCTTACTTAGAACAATTTAAATTGCATTCAATTTATGATCGGTTGTACGTACGGGATGCTAGGGAACACACTAGTTACACCTATGATCTAGTTATCTTTGGGGACATCTTGGAACATATGTCAAAAGAAGATGCTGTTGTTCTTTGGGAAAAGGTCAAGGGCCAAGCAACTTACGCTCTTATATCTATTCCAATTATCCATTATCCACAAGGGGAGTCGGAAGGCAACCCTTATGAAACACACGTCAAAGACGACTGGACACATTCAGAAGTTTTAGAAACGTTTAATAACGTTGTAGACAGTCAAGCTTTTAATGTCACGGGTTCTTACCTAGCCAAATTTAAATAAAGGAGCAAACATGGCAGAAAAAAAGAAAGCACCAGCCAAAAAAACAGCAGCTTGGTCACGTGCTGAAGGAAAAGACCCTAAGGGTGGTCTTAACGAAAAAGGACGCAAGTCTTATGAAAAAGCAAACCCTGGAAGCAACCTTAAACCACCGGTAAAGAAAGAGCAGGCAGCCAAGTCTGAAAAGTCAGCAGCGCGTCGTGATTCTTTCTGTGCACGCATGGAAGGTATGAAGAAGAAGAACACTTCATCCAAGACAGCCAACGATCCTAATTCTCGTATTAACAAGTCTTTGCGCGCTTGGGATTGCTGACATGGCTGCTAAAAAGAAAACTGAATCTAAAGTAAATGAAGCTGGCAACTACACACAACCAGAGATGCGCAAGCAGCTTTTTAACAAAATTAAAGCTGGCACTAAAGGCGGAGATCCTGGTGAGTGGTCAGCGCGCAAAGCCCAACTTCTTGCATCTGAATATAAGAAGAAGGGTGGAGGTTACAAAGACTGATGGCCAAAGCTAAGCCCCAAAAGTCATTAGACAAATGGACTGATGAAAAGTGGAAGACCTCTGACGGCAAACCTTCAGAAGGTAAAAAGCGTTATCTTCCAGAAAAAGCCTGGGAGTCATTGTCACCTGCAGAAAAAGCTGCTACAAATAAAGCCAAAGCAGAAGGAAATAGCAAAGGCAAACAATTTGTAGCGCAACCAGATAAGATTGCTAAGAAGACAAGCAAATATAGGAAGGGAGGTAACTAATATGTGTACAGCATGTGGATGTGGTTTGAAAGACAAGAAGGACCCCGGCTATGGCAAGGGACCCGCAAAGAAGAAAGCAGCTCCTGCAAAGAAAGCAGCAGCCAAGAAGAAGTGAAGTCTTAAATAAATGGTAGTTACCATTGCAAATGAAAAAGCCCCCGTAAGGGGGCCTTTTCTTTTATGTAGTTAGTTCACCAAGCACTAGTGTGACTTGATACCACATCAAATATCTTTTGAAGTAACTCTTGAGTTCCATTAAACCCAACCTCTGATCCGTCACGCATCAAGAAGATAACAGAACCAATTAAACTCTTTTCGTCAAGCTTCTGATCAGCTGGGGAAAGCATCTCAACGGCTTCTTCTTTTGACCTTGGGGTAAGCCCTTTATCTTTAGCCATGCGCTTAACTAGTGCTGAGGGCATCATCTCAAGTGTTTCACGGTCATACGATGCTTCACCAAGATCTGGCATTTCATCTTCAACAACCGTTTCTTCTGAATCATTTAAAATAATCGGAACAAGCCCGTTAGTTAATTCTAGGGTAGGGAGCTTGAGGTCAATGGCCATTGAGGCAACCTCAACAGAATACTTTTCTTTGTCTTGGTCCCACAGCACAAGGACCATACCTTGTACTTCACGCTCTTTAAGAGTGCGCACAATGTGTGCGTCAACATCTTGAACAACCATTACTGAGGTTGCTTTACTTGCTAAAGCTTTAGGGGGATCTTTAACTTCATCTTTTGCAACAATTGAAAAGATTGCTCCGTTGTCCAATACCCAGTCGTAGACAACTTCTAGACCGTCTGTAACTTTTCCATACCAGGGGATAATAAATACTGATGAAACACCAATGTCATTTAGCCCTGCTTCAATAACTTTGCGTGGTGCAACTCCAGCACCAACAACACCATATGCTTCTCTCACGGTTTCTCCTATCGTAGGCTCTTACGCTGAGCGAGATCACCCGCTAGCGTAAGTAATCTTAATAGGGTGTACTCCACCCGCAACCGCCGTGACAGCTAAACCTGAAATTATTAAGTCATCAAGTTGACAGATTGCGGCGGCACCATAACCAAGTGCAATGCTTGCTAAGAGTTTTACCCATGGCATTGGTTCTTTCGGTAAGAGCGCGTCAATTGTTTGTACGGTTTTGTAAACAGCAAGGGAGCAGATTAATAAAAGCATTATGGGTATGTGACTCCTGGTATGTGGTTAAACGTGATATCCCATTCTGGATCTGGGACAGTGCCGTTACTATACACCGGAGCAGTTCCAGTTGTAAGTTGTGTTACTGGTAACAAGTTGGTTAGAAACCTATTTGCAACTGCTCGTGTCTTTTGGTAGTTAGAGTTGTAAACTGAAAAATTCTCAATTGCTAAACCAGGCGAAGCGCCATTTGGTACTGCTGGGTTGTACCATCTGTAGTCAGAAATAGTATTTCCGTCTACAAGCCACCCACCAAAAGATGTGTCTCCGTTAAAGTAGTTACCGTTTGCCGCACGCTCTAACAACATTGAATTAAAGTGTTGTTGTGCGTCAATTTCCGATTCTTGGAATATAGCAAGATACATGTTTTTGTATGTTCCTAAAGAAGGCCCACCAATAGAAGTTGACGCATGTGCAGTGCCTGACCAAGATGCGTAACTAGTCATTGAACCATCAAAATAGTCGTTTACGGTAGATGACGCCTCAAACAGCAGAGAGTCGATTTGGAACCAATTACCGATAGCACCAGATACGGTGCTATATATCGTTACTACTGCAGTATTTGCGGTAGGTGGTGCTGTTGCCGTAATAGATAATCGAGTAGATGTAGCGCAAGTTTGCGCTGTACCTAACGAGGTACTCAAATATGTAGCGCCATTTTTCCATTCTATAGCTAATTGGTATGAGCGTGGGCCGCTGAGGCGTAAACATTGTATAGAAGCTGTATATACCGTATTAGGTATAACTCCAGATATACCAATATATGCGCCACTCACACCTGTTACCGAGTGGGTTACCTGCGCCGAAAATGAGCCGCTACCGTTTGTGATAGTGCCGGCGGCTCGTGCAATAGTGGCGTTAAATGTTCCCCAACTAACCGATGCGCTGGTCTCAAACGATGGGTTAAAACAAAGGTTAGTGCGTGTGCTTGGTACTGAAAGTTTCCAATATTTTGTTCCTGATACTTCTGTTGGAGTTGTAGATTGCGCAACACAAACAGGCAAAGATGATGTAGAGCCATAAGGTGCGTTTGCATATAAAGCAACTTTTGTAATACTATCTTGTGCTGGTGAGGCTGTGCCTGACTGCACAGAAAAATACAAGTCATCATCAATAGTTACTGGTATGTAATTTGAGATAGTTTGCAAAACATTTATAGAACCACCAGATAATAAATCTGGATCGTAATTCCAAAGCTCATTTCCAGTGGTTGATCCACCAGTAGCAGCAGGGGTGCCACCTTCGTAACCTACAGTGTAAGTACCACTAATAACCGTTGCACTAGTTGAACTACTTGGGACACCTGCGTCTAGTTCAAGAGAAAAAGCAGACGAGGATGGCGAACCACCATCAAACAAACCAGCAATAATTCTGTCTAGGTTTGGATCTTTTAAGAGATTTACTCGCTGTGCAAATACTTTAACAACTTTATTAACTGTGTCAATCTCAATGTCAGATCCAGTAATTGCTTGCATTGCATATTCAAGGCTTCCAATGGTTCCTTCAGACCGGCGAAGGTACCCAATGATGTTCATAAGGTTGCGCAAACGTCCAGCACCAAGTTCATGTGATTGTAAATCAACTCCAAGGTCTTGTGCAAGGTAATCAAGCACCTCACTGTTAGCAAGTTGTGGGTCTTTCATTGAAATCATAAAGTCAAGTTCTGTACGAACTTTGTCAATTTCAAATCCAAAAATACTTAAGTAACGATAAAGTGGGCCACCAAGACCTGTTGACATGTTGTCATCAAGGTTCCTGTAATATTCTGGAATCTTTTTATAAAGATCATCAACACTATTGTATTTATTTGGTGTTAATACAGCAAGTTTTGCAGTTGGTTCGTAATACAAATCACCATCTCGTGATTCAAACTTTACAAACATTGTGTAATAAGCCCACTTTCCAGAAGGCACCTTATGGTAATAAACTTTTGAAGTTGCGTCATAAACGATTACAGTACCGTCACTGACTGTAGGTGGTTCTCCATCTTCAGAATAAGAAATTAACAAAGCAGTAGCTACCACTGTTGAACTTGTTGGTGCCAGGGCAAGGTCGTTAAGAGGGGCGTCCCACGTAAGGATAATTTCTTCGTAGTCACTAACTTCTGCAGAAAAAAATGATGCGTAAGGTAGAAGTGACCCAGATCTAACTGGGGTATCTAGAATTGGGGCAACTAATAAACCGTCTGCCTTTAGCTTTGAGTCATCAATAAGTGTATTTGATGCATCAACACGGGGGTTTAACCCAAGTATTTTACTAGTTGCGTTTCCACCAGATACATAAAGCCCATCGGCTTTAGTTTCAATGCGTAGAGTCAAGTTGTTTGTTGCAGTTCCACTGCCAAGACTTGTACCAGGAAGGGTGATTGCGTAGCCAACTTGATAGTTAGAACCACCATTTGTTACTGTAATTGTTGTGTTTGAACTGTTGTAAACAGGAAGCGTACCAGTTTTAGTAATAGTAAATGACGCACCAGTACCATAGCCGTTGGTAGAACTTTGAGTAACGCCAGTAGCAGTAAATGCTGATGGCACGCTAGTGCCTGTATAACTTACAGTACCAGTACCCTCTCCAGCTGAAGCAGCTGTGAAAACACTTCCTACATAATAGGTAACTCCTGTAGTGCCAGCAGCGGTATTCCATTGAGCTTGAGTTGTACCAGTTAAAGAGGCAATAGTGTAACCTCTACCAGCCACAAGGCTAGTGACATTAACGGTAGTTGAAGGGATACTAAATGTAGTGCTACCGTCAGTACCTAGTGCGGACTTTGGGTTTCCGTTAAAATACAGAAAATAAAATCCCGTAGTACCATTAAGACTAAATACAGTTCCCGTAGTGCTATAAGAACTTGGTGTTGTACCAGAAATAGTAACAGTGTCACCAACTGCAAAACCATGAGGAGTGGCAGTTGTGAAACTTCCTAAAGCATATGTTGGGAAGTAAGTAACTGAGGTTATAGTTGCTTCTTTATTGATGGCATACTGAAGGTGGCTACCCTCTTCAGTTGTCAGTTTTTGAAGTGTAAAAGATTTACGTGCCATATCAGCTCGATGTAGTAATGCCACCAGAAGTGGTCAGGGTGTATGTGCCTTTTTTAATTAATTGGATGTTTGTAGGAGTACTGCCGGAAATAGTAACAGTTCCATATAGCACTCCTTCAATATTATGGATTGCTCTGTAAACATCTCCAATTTTAAGATCTTCACCAAAATCAATTCCATTTAATTCAAACAAAGCATCTAAAGCACTAGAAACGGCAGATTTTACTGAAGAGGCAACATAACTTTCGTCAACATATATTGTTGCAGTAATGTTTTTTGGAATTAATGTAATTGTACTTCCTGCTAAAACAGTTACACCCAAAGTTGCCAAAGGTTGAATGTTGCTTACAATCTCACTCTGAACAGAGGCTGGGACACCAACAGATGCTGCTGAATAAGAAGCGTATGAAGAA